GGGCTTGGTGGCCCATTTTGGCTTTGGCTTTTTGATGCCGTCGGCTTTGTCGCCAGCGGCTGCGATGGCCTCGGCGGAGGAGGTGAACCAGCCCTCGGCTAGTTTGCTGTCGAATTCGTCTTGGGTTTCAACGCCAGTGAAGTTGTACGTGCCGCCGCCGGGCTTGCGTTGCTGGCCTGGGCTGCGGTAGAGGATGGCGGGGAGAATGGGGGTCATTTGGCGGCTTTCTTGGGGGCTTTGCCCGGTTTGCCTGCGGCCTTGGCTGCTTTGGTGGCCGTGCTGAGGGCGATGGCGACCGCCTGCTTTTGTGGCTTGCCTGCTTTGACTTCTTTGGAAATGTTCTTCCCGATGGATTTGGCCGAGTAGCCTTTGGTCAGTGGCATGGGGTGATCTCCTGCGTAAAAAAAGGGGGGCCGAAGCCCCCCGATTGGAGTCCGATCAGGACTGGTTGAACAACAAGATGCCGGACATCTCGGGCTGTTTGTTCACAACACCGAAGAGTGTGTCCAAACGGTACTTGATTGTCATGCTGTCGATGTCGTAGAACTTCTGCATCACCAGCTCGACGCCTTGGTCGGTCGTGGCGCGCATGACTGCGGTGCCTGCGTCCGATGGGACGGCGTAGCGGCCTGGCAGGATTTCCAACGAGTCACGCTGCCAGAACACGTTGATGTTCGAAGCGGCGGTGTTGAGCCAGTTGATGTTGGCTGCGGCTGCTGGCGTGACGACGCAGTTTTGGTACTGGGCCGAAGCGTCGGAAGCGACTTGGTTGGAGATGATGCCGGGGCTGATGACCATCTGCGTGCCGTTGGTGATGCTGATGACGCGGAAGGTCTTGAGCTGGCCGGTGGACTGCTTGGTGATGTGGTGAACTGCAACCACGCCGTCGATCGTGAAGGCATCGCCGACAGCCACGCCGACTGTGTTGGACACAGTGACGGTCTGGTAGCGGTTGTCAACGTTGATCTGGCCGCCGACGGATGTCGATGTAGCCTTTGGCACCAGGTAGTTGGCAGCGGCGTTCTGTGTGTCGATGGTTGTGACACCACCAGCGGCTGCGGCGATACGGTTGGCGTAGTCGAACTTGTAGGTCTCGAAGCCAGCGACGGGGCCCACGTAGTTGCGCTCGTAGGCTTTGTCGGACTTCTGGTTGCCGAAAGAACGGCTGGCCTGAGACAAGTTACCGGCCAAGCCGTTGTAGTCGCGGCTGGACAAGCCCAGGAAGCGGTCGTAGTCGGGCACGCCTTGCTCGTTCATGATGGCATCGCACAGAGCGATGTCGTCGTAGTCACCAGAGGCGGTGGACACGGGAACGACCAGAGTGCCTTGGGCGGCTGCGGTGTTCATGATGGCCACGTTGATGTCGCTGGCAAGTTTTTGCTTGGCGGAGCTGCCCAGGCGGTCTTCTTGCAGTGCATCGCGCAGTTCCAGTGTGGTCATGGTCCATGGCACGGTCTTGCTGAAACCGATGGTGGAGGGGACCGACAACTGAGTCATGTTCTGGTAAGAGCCAGCGATGGTGGTGCCGGGCGTGCTGTTGATCGACTGAGCGATGTAGGGCATTGGACGCCAGATGGTGTTGTTGGCGCGCGCCATTTCGGTCTGGTCTGTGTTGTAAACCGAGACGTGACGAGACAGGACCAGGAGGTCTTGGAAACCTTCGAGGATGTCTTCAAACGCGACGCGTTCTTCTTTGGAAAAGCTGTTGGCCATGGTGGGCTCCTAAATTAAAAAATCACTTGGAAGCTGCTTGTTTCTGCCGCTTGTACTGGATGACCTTGGTCATGTTGCCAGTGCGTGCGGCTTCTTCGCGCAGCCGTTCGAGGGTTGAGTCCACCGCCCCAGAGACTCGTCCGGTGCCGGATACGATTCGCTCGGGCGGTGGGGCTGCCTTGCGGTTGGTAACTTTCAAGTCTTTCTCCAGTTTCGCTACCGCAAAGGCAAACTTTACGGGGTCTTTGATGGCGGCCAGCTCTTGCGCCTTCTTGGGGTTTTTGCCGAGTGCGTACACGACCAGTGCGGGGTTGTCCGCGCCTTGCAGCATTACGCCTTGCTGGGTGACGTTGAATAGCTCTTGCGCGATGGCTTCGGCATCTTCAAAGTCTTTGACCTTCAGCTCTGCTTTCGCTTTGCCGTAGCCGTCCAGTTTGGCTTGCCAGGCTTTTTGCTGATTCATAACTTCAGCTTCTTGCCGGGCGTTGACTTCATCGGTTTGTCGCTTGCGCTCGAACCAAGTGGTCAATGCTTCCTCGTACTTGTCTGCGTCGTAGTCGTGATCTTCGAGTTTGGGCTTTGGGCCAAGCGTGACTGGTTTGATCTCAGTTTGCGCGGTGGTTTGGAGCTTGGTCTGGAGTTCGCGGTTTTGGCGCTGAAGTTCGCGGTTGGTCTTGCGTAGCTCTCGCACCCATTCGGGGGCGTGTGCTGGTTCTTCGGGAGGTGGCGCGTCCTCACCAATGGAAACAACAACCTCGTCGGTGTCTCCTTCGTCGTCGGGGGTTTGGTCTTGATCGCCGTCGGCTTGCGCTTCGGGTTGCTCGCTGGCCTCGTCCTCGATGATGATGGTGTCATCGTCTTGGGTGTCGTTGTCCTGATCTGCCTTTGTGTTCATCGTTGACCCTGTGCAACTCACCCATTGAAACGGCTGGGTGGATACCGTGTGCGTAATTGTCACTCAATTGTTGGTTGATTGACAATAGGTTGAGCTTGTTGCTGGATTGCGCCGCCGATTTCTTTGGCGAGATTGAGCGCGTGGTCTTGGGAGTCCATGTCCACGTTGCTGAGGGTCTCGACGGTTTTGGCCCGGCTGAGTTCTGCGTCGGCCACGGTTTTGACGGTGTTGGCACGGGCCTGGGCTGCTTTGGCTGTGGCTTCCTCGGCGGCGGCTTGCAGGTAGAGGGCGTTGGGGTCTTGCGGCTTGCCTTGCATCTCGGCCATGAGTTCTTCGCGCTCGGTCTCGGTGGGCTCGACTGCGCCCATGCGGAGGAGCTTTTTGCGGAAAAAGTCGTTGGTCTCGCTGAGGCCTTCGCCCTCCATGTTCATCATGGCCATGGCCGTGAGGACTTGCGCGGTCTCGGGGTCTTGGGTGATTTGCAACATTCCCGTGAGGGCGCGGACTGTGGCTTGTTTTTTGCTGCTGCTGGATGGGCCAACGTCGGCCACCACGTCGAAGCTGGCTTCGCTGAGGTCGTTTTCGAGCACGACCGCGCCGGTTTCTTGGTCGATGGTGGGGCGCATGAGTTCGACCATGCCGTCTTTTTGGTCACGGCTGATGGTTTTCATCTTGCGTCGGCCTTCGGTGTAAACGTCCTTGGCCATGGAGAGCCAAATCTCGCCGCAACGCTTCATGCCCTTGGCAAAGTTGCTCATGTAGATGAAGGACTGGCCGTCCAAACGCTGCTGAATCATCTCGACGGCTTTGCCGCTGATATTGCTCATGAGCTGGTCGCCGCCTTGCTGGTTGCCCAAGATGTCCTGCATGTCGGTTTCGGTGATCTGCAAGAGCGCGGCCATGGCCGGTGGGATGTTGGGGGCGCGGGTGTAGGCGACGGGGCCGCTGACGGATAAGTTGCCGTTCTGGTCGGTGATGGGGTTGATGAGCAGATACGGGTAGTCTTTGAGGTTGTCCTCTGACCACATGACCTGGTGGCCTGCGATTTGCTCGGGGGTGAGGATGGGCTTCTCGACGCTCGATAAGGCGCTGATCTCGCCAAGCTTGGACAGCTGCATGTTCTTGAGGCGCTGCGCGTCTTTGGCCAAGCGGACATGGCCCATGCAGCGTTCGACGTTATCGACGAACCAGCGTTTGCCGTAGACCGGAACGATGGGGATGCACTTGCCTGCGATGTAGCCCGCGTCCTCGAGCACCCGGCCACCGGAGAGGATGTATTTGCGAACGCGCTGGCGTTTGACGCGCTTTTGACGAATCTCGACCGTGCCGATGGCGGCGAGGGTTTCTTCGAGGGTTTCGTCGGCTGCGAAGTCGGCGGCTGTGTAGCGTTCTTCCTCGCCTGAAATGTTCTGAAAAATGCGGATGGTCTCGGATTTTTCCTCGACCTTGTAATACTCGGCGACGTACACCACGTCGGGGGTGCACCAGTCGAATTCGTATTGGTGAATCTCTTTTGGCCAGTCGGTGGGGTTGTCGCCCCATGTGTCGGTGTAGGCTTGGCGCGTCATGCTGGTGACGACGAAGCAATACTTGGCATCGGACTTGTCCTGGCGCTTGGATTGCAGGTCGAAGAACACTGAGCTGTCAGCGTCGAAGATGGGTTCGATGCGGATTCGCTGGCGGTCGTCCTCGTCGTTTTCCTCGTCCTCGTAGACGGTGCGCAAACGCCATGCGCCGAAACCACCGCCGACCGCCTCCTCGAAGGCGTTGTCGTAAGCCTCATCGGCGACGCTGGCCTGCTCGTCTGCGCGGTACAGGCCATCGCAGACCTCGGCCAGTTTGTCGTTTTCAACGCCGTCCTTGGACACGTAGTCCACGGTGATGCGGTTGTTTCGGTACTCGTTGATGATGCGAATCACCGCCAGCATGATTTTGTTGACCTCGAACTTGGGTTTGTTCTCGTACTGGTCTTGCAGGGGGCCTTCCCACTGAGCGCCGGAGATGGAATAAAAACGCCGGTCTTGGAGGCATTGCAGTCGCTCGTCGCGGAGGGCGGTTTGAACGTCGTCGAATTGGGCGAGGGCCTCGGCGTGCAGATTGGACAGGCGCTGGTCGGTGGAAAGTCGGGCCATTGGGGATTCCTTGGGTTTGTGCGATTGTCTCACCACCGATGGGCAGTGGCAATTGGGGTGAAGTTGGCCGGTTTTGCGACACCGGCTCGGCGCACGGCTTCGCAGGCGTAGCGTAGAGCGTCGATGACGTGGTTCTTTTTGTCCTCCAGCACGGGCAGTATTTTGCCCGTGAGGGGGTCGGTCTTGTAGCTGTAAAGGGTGAGCTCGTCGATGGTGTGGATGCACCGAGGGTGGACAACGATGTCGTAGTTCTTGAGGAATTCGATGCCTTCCTCGACTGATCGGGGGCCTTTGACGGCGGTCATGATCTTTGGGAAGCCGTTGCGTTTCATGTGGCTGATGGTCTCGGGCCGGGCGGAGTCGGCCACGATGGGCCACTTTTCGGCCTCGGGGACGGTCATGAAAAGTTCGGGGGTGTTAACGATCTCGCAGCCGACCATGTAGGCCTCGTAGTCGATGTAGAGGGTGCGGCCGATGATGTGGCAGCGTACCAATGTTGTCGGGTCAACGGCAAAGCCCCAGTCTGCGCCGAGGCGGTGGATGGCATCGCGGGGGGCCTCGAATTCCTCGACTGTCCAGTTTTTGAACACACGGGTGTTGCTGTTGGTGAGATACCCGCCCATCCAGACGTGTTGGTACTTGTCCGGGTCGCGGCGCAGGTCGTACTGCATTTCATCTTTGAGAACGTCGGGAAACCACGGGTTATCGGTGAAGTTGACTTTGAGGACGGTTGCGTCCTTGGGTGGCGTGGGGCCACGGAGGAGGAAATCCACCGGGTCGGATTGCTGGCGCGGGTTCCAGGTAAACCAGAGTTCGGACTCGGGCTTGCGGATGGTTGGCCGCAGGAGGTCGAGGCTGGTCTGGCTGAGGCTTTGGGCTTCCTCGACCCAGGCGCAGTCGTAGCCCTCCAGCGACTTGATCGAGTCGGCCGTATGGTTTTGCATACCCTGAAAGATGATCGCGCCGTCGCCCTTGCGGGATTTGATGACGGCATCTTGCACCTCAAAGTAAGCCCCAGCGTTCATGGCCTCGATTTTGTTTTCGAGCAGGCGCTTGACGGACTGGTTGAGCGACTTCTGAATCTCGCGCACGCAGACGCTGCGCCGCTTTTGGTTGAGGATGTGAGACTCAATCATGAGCTCGGCGAACATGTGGGATTTGCCGGAGCCTCGGCCACCCCATGCGCCTTTGTAGCGGCTGCCTTCCAGTAGGGGGAGTGCCCATTCTGGGGTTTGAAGTTGAAGGACAGTCATGTGCCTAATCCAGCCCACGGGCTTGAAAATTGCCTCCAGCAATGATTTAGCCGAATTCGGCTGATGTGCTTTTCATCGACGTTAAATTTTTTGGCCATGTCGCGGCCTTTCGCATCGCTAGACCTGATCTCATGCACATCGGCAGGCGTCAATTTCGCATATTTATCCCGCTTGGTTGCTGCAATCTTGGCACTACGAATGGGCCCGGACATTTTCCCCAAAGCTCCCATTTGTTTTGCAAGTTTTTGAAACGTGGTTAGTGTCATGTGCTCGGGATTAACGCATTTTGGTGTCTCGCATGTCATGCGAATAATCTTACCTGGCTCAATCTCGCCATGTTCGTCTTGCCAAATGACCCGGCGCACCAGCATAGTTTTGCCTTCGTGACGCATAGCAGGATGACCGCTGCAACATGAAAAGCGCCAGACTGCGCACCCAGCATCGTCTCGGGTGCGATGTTGAATGTCGGTGAACAAGCTCATGCCGCTGACTTTCGAGACTTCTTGGCGTAAGGGACTATTCCATGTTGCGCCATGATGTTGATGTGTGGCGCGTGATCTTTGGCAAGCTGAATGTTTACTGGCCTGCTTAAATCAAGGGCACTTGAAACGTCAAACAGCTTTTGCCTTGCTTCAAAAATGGCGCGTTCCATTTTGACTCGCTCATCTGCTTCGGATTCAAGTTCTTCACGAAGTTCAACAAGTGCGGAATCCTGGCTGGCGATGTGCAGCGCCGCCCATTGCAACAAGCCGCCAAGAACTGTGCCAATGTGTTGCTGTCCTGCCGCCGCGAGTTTGTCGGTTAGTTCGCTCATGCCTTCACCACCACTCGCTCGATTCGCTGCACCAGCGGGTTGGCTGCATCGCCGGATACTTCCAGCTTGTCGCCGTACTTCTTGGGGGCCAGCTTGGACAGAAGCCATTTGCGGGTGTCGATCTGCACCTTCTTGTCAGCCACTGCGCCCGAGTCGGTCGCACCAGAGTCAGTCGAGCCAACTGGACGGTCGGCAATGTCGAGCAAGTCGCTGGCCATCATCTCCAGCAAGTCCTCTCGCGCGCGCGCATAGTCTGCGGCAAGTTTAGCGTCATCGTTCAGCCAATCGTTGAACGTGCTTTGATTGACACCGGCTTGTTTGCACGCTTTAAAGGCACTCAGACCGCTGCGCATACCTTCAAGCACCAGCTCGCTGATCTGTGCCCGGTCATCGCTGCCCGGCTTGGTTCGTTTGGTTGCCATTCAAAATCCCCCATTGTTGCGCGTGGTGCAGGTGACGCTGCCGTCCCAGTTCTTCACGCACCGAGTGGTGGTGTTGGCCTGGGCGAAGGTGGCCGCCAAGGTGATGGCGATGATGATGATGGCTTTCATGTTGTTCCTTTTAGATTGTGGGTTTTTGTGGGTTGTTTGTATTGCGCCCTATTTCTAGCCTGTTTGCCACCAGTGTGGCATAGCCTGCGATGTCAATCCAGTTGTCGGCATAGTTCGGATCGCCATTAATAATTCGTGCGATTTTGTGGGCGATCATATCCAATGCTTCGAGTTGGTCTGACTCCAGCTCTTTGTTGCGTGCCTTGGCTGCTGAGTGGATGACCTGCTTGATCACCTGGCTGATCTCTGCATGGCCTTGGAAGCTGCCATATCTTTCCTCGCGTCCTGCCAGCATTTCGTTGACATTTGTCGTTTCGCTCATGTTAGTACCTGCTCACTTTCCTGTGGATAACTTTACCTTCAAAATCTGCCGCATCGATGCCCCCCTGCCCCCTCACTCTTAAGAGAGTGAGGGGAGGGGAGGGGGCTTTTCGTGCGTTTTGCCCCCTAACCCTAAAACACCCTAAAGGGGGATTCAGGGGGCTAGGGGGCTTCATTCCT